CGTTCACGGCATAGACCAGGGTATGTGCAACGGTGCCCGCCAGGGCAGCATGCGCCACGGTGATGATCTTCTTGGTGGCGTCCAGCGTGCAGGTGACTGCCACGGTGGTCGTCGCGTCCAGCAGGGTGATCCCGCTGATGGCATCGGCTGCCAGCGCGTTGTTAAAGGTCAGGGTCAGGTTCGAGGTCTTGCTTACGCCAGTTGCCCCGGCACTGGCACGCTTGAAGAGAGCGCCAGAGCTGCAGGAACGACGCTGCCCGGTACCTGTACCTGAGCAAACCACCCGGTTGCACTGAAAGCGTCCGTGTCCTCATCACCGAAGACACGCTTGACGGTGTCTGAAACGCCTGAAGCTACCGTGAATGGATGCACCGTCTTTAGGGCGGTGTATTCGAGGGTAATGGTTTTCGGCTCCGGTTTTTCGCCCTTGGTAGCTGATTCCTCCTTGGGCATGGTGAATTTGCCCTTCAGGAACTGGTAGTAGCGGTATTTGCCGTTGCTCTTCATGCTCCTGAAAGAGAGCGCGAAGAACGGCGGTACGCCGGCATTGTCGTACACCCGACCGGTCGTTGCATCAAATTTCCGTCCGGTGATCTTGGCCAGCACTTCACTGGGGAGCCCAGTCGCTTCGATGGTCACCTTGGTCGGACCTTCAGACTGGCTCACATCGTAAGGCTGATCATCGGCGAACTGCGTTTCCACCGCGCCGCTCGGTTCCTGGCTGACCATTGCCACCGGCGCCAGCCATTCTGGTGTCAGGGCCGCATAAGCGGCAGCATCATCCTGGGTCACTTCGGCGATGTAGACCTGATCGACCCCGATTCTGCTTTTGTACTCATTGGTGTTTTTGGACATTTAAACCTCCTCTACATAAACAAATTCCAGGGCAATGCCGAAATAACCATCGCTCGGATCAAACGGAATTTCGCGGATCGGCCCGGGCACGAACCCGGCAGCCGTCATTAGATTTTTGATTGCGGGCATTCCAACCAGCCCGTTTTGACTGAAGTAACTCACCTGGACCCGGTAGGACCGCAGCGTTTCCTTATCATCGGCGTGCTGCTCAGGCGGGCTCGAGATCAGCGAATAAGTCGCAAACTCCACCGGCCGCTCCGTGGGTACGGTTCCGGTCGCCTGTAGGTTGATCCCCTCACTGACCGGGATGACCAGAGAGCTCAAAGCTGCAGCCACGCGTTCCCAGATCGTCATAGTGCGCCTTCCTCTTTCAGAACTTCCTTCATCACTGCGTTCGCTTTTCGCTTGTCTTCGTCAAAGGCAGGACGGATGAACGGGTGCGGTGGGTTGTGCGCAGAGCCCATCTCTTGGTAAAAGATATAGCTGGATCCCTTCGTATTTCGTTGGACGTTGAAAGCCCCAACTTTCACAGAAATGTAATTTCCATCCTTGTCAGGACCGATCTTGACCAGGTGCCGTTTTAGTTCGCCGGTCTTTTCAGGAGCCCGCGCCAGCATTCCTTCCTGAAAGACAGATGCCCCGGCATCCACCGCCTTTGCTGTCGCGGATTCGATGTTTTCTCCAGCCTGGGCAACCCGCTCCAGGTATTCATCCAAACCTTTGAGTGAAACGAGTGACTTGAGTGGCATTATCCTGCCTTCACTTTCTGCACTTTCAACTCCAGGTATTCACTACGCTCCTGGATGTTATCCAGGGAGACGATTTCATACGCCTCCCCGCCGGTGATCACAGACCCTGCCAGCTGCCCGCCTTTGATCACCACGCAGGTCGTGTCCACATCTGCCCGGTGGCGGATCAACACCGTTGCGGGATCAGTGAACCCCAATGAGCTGGAGGTCCAGGCTTCCGAGCCGTGTACATTGATCCATTTGGACCATACCTGGGCGATCAGCGCGAATACCGGTTTTTGGAACCCGCCAGAGTCTTTGACCACAGTTCTCCTGGCCAGGATCACTTGTGTTCGCAGATCTCCAGGATTGGTTACACGATTACCGATTTTCATAACTCACCCGGAGAAAGCAAATGCACTCTGAACATCGTTTCTGACAGATCTTCTGCAGCGATCTGCTCGATATACCCGTCGTGGCTGACGACCGTTTCGAATTTCGCCTTTTGGTCGCCCGTAACATTGATCAATCCGACCAGACTGGCAACGCTGTCGCCTCGATTGGCTTCCTTGAGTCGAACCCCACCCGCACCGTCCCTTCCATAAAACTCGATATACCGAAGAGCCAGCGCCTTCAATTGCATCAGGCAGGCACTCAATCCAAAACCCAGGGACGGAGGATCTCCACCCAGCATCCCTGGGTTTTCATGCCATTGAACCAGCAGCATCCTCGCCGCGTTTTTTGCTTCCTGGATAACGGGCATATCAGTTGTCCAGTCCCGTCCGGTGGACTGTGCGATAAAGGCGTCAATGGAGGCGAGTTCTGCCAGCATATTTTCATCAGTGGCTGAACACCGCAGTACGTTGGCTGCTTCCTGGGCTGTCAAGATATTGGCCATCACTCACCTCCTCTGCATCGATTAGGCAACGATTTGAACGACCGTAGCCACATTGGCCGGAGGCAGATAGCGGTGATAGAAACCGAATACCTCGGCGCTGATCAGTGAGGCAGCCGTTCCGACTGTGATGGAGAGTTGAACGAATCCGAACCCTCCATTGACGTCCAGCTCGTCTGAACGGCAGTTGATCATCACCTGGGCATTGTCGTTGGTTGCTTTGACCAGCTGGGTGACCGCCTTGCCGGTAATGTCCTTGGCTCCGGTTCCTGCCGCGTCCTGAGCCTGACGCAGTTTTGCGTCCACAGTCGCGGCGGCACCTAAAACCCCGGTATGCACAACTGCGAGCACAGCCTGGCAGTCAGCCATCGAAAGCCACCCCGTGGTCACAGTTGCAGCAGCCTGGCTGATGGGGTCTTTCACAGCCAGAAGCGCAATTTGTTCTGATGGTTTGAGATTGGGATTCATTTACCCCTTCCTTTTTTCTGATTCTTCCAGGGTCAAATCAAATGACCCTGGAAGTTGAACTCTTCGATCGCCAGATTAGGCCCGTGCATCCAGCGTAACGAAATGGCTTCGAGTGCTCGAACCCTTTGCCGGAGTGATCGGAGCCGAGAGATACGGCTGCCCGTTGACGCGGAAGGTCCAGCGGAACGCCGACAATCCGTAATCGAAATACAGGTGGATCGAGCTTGCGAACTCAACCCCGCCGGGGCTGGTGATTGCGTAGTATCCATCTCGCAGATTCACAAAATGAATGTCGCCCTTGTCGCCCACGGTTTCGCAATGCTCGTTGAAACGTACCGGCCTGCCGAGCAGCAACCCGCCTGGTGCGTTGTTGAACCCGGTGTTCGGGGGAGTCCAGATCGGCTGGTTGCCAAGCGTCATCGTCATGAGCTGAGGCAGTGCATCCTGGTTGATGTACCAGGTAGCGCGCGAAACATTGATCATTCTCGCGAACATTTTTGCAATGTTTGCGGCGACGATCGTGTCCGCAGCTTGAGCCGCTTCCTTCGCTACGCTCACCAGGGCATTTGCCTTCATGTACCCCAGCGGTTGAGCAGCTCCCGTGCCGTTGACAATCGCCTCGTTCAGTTTCCACCGGATCGCCAAACCCGCTTTGGTGGTCAGGCGGGTAGCCAGGCGCGGCGCATCGTTGAGCAGATCGTTGGTGGCGGTCACAAAGGCGTACAGATCCTGCAGCCGCATCATCTCTGCCGAGGTCGCCAGCTTGCTCGGCGTCATCTGGGTTGTTTCTCCGCGCCACTTTGCCACCACCCCGGTTGCTCCCCAGGGAGTGCTTTCATCCTTCAGGAATTCAACCGCGTTTGAGCTGGTGGGCTCATTGTCAGTTTCGGGTAGCAGCGCGTCTTCCTCGGTGACGACCTCCCAGATTTCCTGGCGGAACGCCGGAGGAACCATGCGTCCCTCTGCTGATCCGGTCTCCTGGTGGAGTGAATCAGTAGCTGCGGCACCGATCATCAACCGTTGGTCAACTGCTCCCCCGGCGTGTACATTGCCTTAACGGACATGGCAAATTCGCCAATATCCGCGAAGCCGCGTTTGGGATCGTCCTCCGCCCGGTCCCGAATTCCGGTGATCTGCGACACCGCCTTCACGGTGCGTTCACGTTCCCGCGCAGCTTCATGGCGTTGGATCTCGGTGTTCACGTTGGCAAGTCGGGCGTTGATTTCGTCATCGCGCCGCTTTTCGTCCTCGCTCAATTCGCGAGTTTCCTTTTCGGCAAGATCGAAGATCGCCTTCCCCTCAGCAACCAGCTGGGAACGCTCTTCGAGCAGCCCTTGATAGATTTTGCTCATTGTTCACCTTTCCTTTCGATCAAATATGACAGATTCATGATTGGCACCTGCTCAACGGAGCTATTCCCCCGGCTCGACGGAGCCGGAATTTTCATTCAAGCGCATTCGGCGCTTGCGAAAATCAATATCTGCACTCGCACCACGGCGGCCTGCGGTTTTTTGGAGCCGGGTAATGGTTTCATCCAGTGTCGCTACCCGGTCCGCCATGCCCATTTGCACCGCCTTCTTCGCAGTGATTCCCCGTCCCTCCCCATAGCCTTCGCGAACATCGGAAGCCTTCACTCCCCGGTTGCGGGCCACTGCCTTGACGAAAGTATCGTAAACCTCGCTGACACGCTCTTGCATCGACGCTCTTGCCTCCTCGCTCAACGGTTCATAGGGATTTCCCTCGGTCTTGTACTTCCCCTCGGAAATCATCGTGACCTTGACGCCATCCTTGGTGTTGCGCTCGCTTTCGTCCTCATGCACCGCAAACACTCCGATGGAGCCCACTTCACCGCTTGGGCTGATAACCAGTTCATCGGCTGAAGTGGCAATCCAATAGGCTGCAGATGCTGCCAGGTGATTGGCTACCGCCACAACCGGTTTTCTTCCCCGGGCGTCAAAGATCTTTTTGGATAGTTCCTCGATCCCCGTTACCTGCCCGCCTGGTGAATCCACATCGATCACAATGGCGCCGACGCTCGCATCGTCCATCAATTGATCAAACCGCTTCCCGAAGAGTTCAGCGCTCGTCGCTCCGCTGGTCTCGGTAAACAGGTTCGCCCGCGGAACCAGCGTACCGAAGAGAGGTAGTACCGCAATCGATCCGATCATTCTCTCCGACGGCTTGGATGCACCGTTGACCTGAGCTTGCACCTGTTCGGCGCTCAGCTTTTCGCCAGCCAGGTAACGGTTAACCACCTCGAGAATCACTTCGAGTTTTGCGGGCACGATTGCCCAAAGCGTATTCATCAACTGTTTTGAAATTTGCATTTGATCATCCCTCCTCAACCGAGAGCCTCACCAGAAAATTACTTCTGCGTTGAATCCAACCCACGAGAACAGCCGGACCACTCTGCAGCAATTCCACCCGTCCAGATTCAGCAAAGGCAACCGCGATGCTCGAGGGGAGGCACATCGTCTCAGCTACAAAATCGGCGTGATCCTTGTAGAACGCGTTCACGGCCGTTTCCCAATCCCCGCTCCCCTTCTCTGCAGCCCGCGTCATGGCCGCGAGCTCCTTGCGCGCCACCCGCCCGGCCGATTCGCGTACAATCCGCTGGTAATGAGCACTGTCCTTCTGTAGATCAGGAGCAGCATTGACGTCGAGGGATCGTTTCATGTTCAGGGCAGTTAGATAATCGTCATCCCCTCCCTCGATTGGGTTCATGTTTTCTGCCTTTCGGATTTCATTGGTTGCCAGCCAGCCGCCATTCCGTCCCACAGAATAGGCGTTATATCGTTTTTCAATGTCGCCCCTCAGAAGTGCGTCGGTCAGGAATTCTACAAAATAGGTATCTGTCGCTAGGATCAGATCCCTTGAGATCACCTGTTGCCAGCGTACCAGCCAGGGCATTAATACGTATGTCACAAATCCCTGTGACAACTCGGAAATTCCGCTCCCCCAGCTCGTCGTTTTGGAGGTCAGACCGATCATATGAGGTGGTACCCTGAACCACCGGCAAACATCCTCAGCCTGGAACTCCCGAGTCTGCAACATTTGTGAATCCTCGGGCGTGAATGTCACCGGTTGAAATTCCATTCCCTCCTCCAGAACTCCAATCCGGTGCAGGTTTTCACCGCCGGTCATTTCCTCTGACTGCTTGCGAAGATTTTCTTGAGCAGTCGGGCTCAGGTGTCCAGGGTGTTTCAGGAATCCTGCAGGTCGTGAGAAATTGGCGAACAATTTTGCAGCGAATCGTTCGGCCGAGAGAGACAGCCCCATCGACTCTCGGGCATAGGTAATGACCGAGACGGTATTGATTCCATCCAGCGATAATCCTGGTAGTCTGAAAATCTCGTCATCCAGATACGTGTTGACCGTTCCGTCAAACTCCAAAATTTTGTACCTGACCTTGTCCTCGTCAATCATCTCCGTGGCAAGCACCCGGTCAGGATGGATCGGGATCAAACGGTCAACCGGTCCCCGTGGACCCTGGATAATCTTTGCATAGCCGCTGCCTCGCAGCAGGGCATGCATCTGCATCATGTCAGTGAATTCGAAAGAGGTTTGTAGATTGTTTGGCTGATTGTGCAGCAAACCGTAAAGCGGGTGGGCTGTCGCTCTTTCCTTGCCGCCGTCATTTAGCCTTTTGTAGACAATATGCGGCAGCATCGCCACCGTCTCAGAGATCAATCGGCTGCACGCCCAGGCCGCAGAGATCTTCAACGCGTTATCGGCACTCACCCGGCTTCCTGAATTTGTAGTCAGGGAATATGCATCATGCCAAAATCGTTCTTCATTTTCCGGGAAAGAACTGGATTGACCAAGGAGTTGCTGAAGAAAGGTCATTTTGTTTTCTCCCTGCCGAATAATGAAATGCTCATTAGTACTGCCCCAACACAAATGAATGCTGCAGGCGGGAAGACCAGATACAAACCAACAGCCAGGAGAAGCAATCCAATTGAGAAAACGAGTAGATTGGGCATAAATTTCATATGGTCACCATGCCTCTGCTCTCATACACGCTCTTCCCGTCAAACGGGACACCTTCGGCCAAGGCATCACACCGCGCCTGCCAGGAGAGAATGCCTGCCATCGCTGCATCGATCTTGTTCGGTGAATCCGGCCGCTCCTTGTAAATGACCCATAGTGGATTTCCCTTCTCATCCACGATGCGAAGCTTGCCCCTTATCGCGTTTCCGATATGTCTAGAAAAATGATCACTTTCATCATGTGAAACGGCGCCTGATTGGATTGCGTTGTTGAATGCCTGTACTGCATAAGCCATTTGCTTCGTCCGGTTGGTCCACCAGGCGATCACTTTCTTGGCGCCGTATTTTCCTGCCCATGTAGCAACCTCGACTTCCCAGTAGGGAGGGTCGGCATACATCCTCCAAACGTTGTACAGGTTGAAAGCTGCATCCACGGCCTCATTGATTTCAGCCTCGGGTGCTTCCCATTCGTCAACGTTCTTTGGTTTTTCCCAGATACCTAGTGGCCATTGAAAGCCGGTTTCAAGGTGGGTGCCCACCAGCGCCACAGCATCGTGCCAGCGCGCACCGTCAAAGCCGAGTGTGATAGTGTCACCTGGCCTTGGTCTGAATTCTGACGTGAGTTCCTGCCACTTCTGAAAATCGAACGCCTTGTCGCTCGCCTGCACCAGGCGATTCAACCAGACCCGCTCCAAATAGGATTTGTCAGCCGTTGGGTCTTTCCACTGCTCACAAATTCCATCGATGTCGCTCCACTCAGCGACCGGCCCACTAGCCTCAATCACTGCTGCGCGTATACCCTCAGGCGTATTCAGGTCGTGATTGTCGCCTGCCTGCCTGTGGAAGAAGAACAGTCGTGGATCTTGAATTTCTCCACGCTCCACCTTCCGGGCATACTCCATCGTGTCTTCAGCGACAGATCCCTCGCCAGGTGATGGTGCGGTTGTAACCTCAAGGCTCCATGCGTCTGCGAGGTATCGTTTTGGCAGGTTGGCCAGCATGGTCCGGTGTGAAGCCCTCAGTCTGTCGGTATTCCAGCGGTGGGTTTCATCGGCGACCTGGAACGTCGTGCGGGCACCATCTCTTGCATCAGGCGATGAAGCAAGACTCACCGCAACACCATCCCCGTTGATCCTCATGATCCTTTCAATGCCAATATCGAAATCATCAGCTACCCGGCTGTACATCAGGATCGTACGTAATGCCGCATATGCTAATTCGTCACTTTGTTCTTCCGTGTAAGCTACCAGCGGAATGTAAGGATCGACAACGCCCAGCCCAACCGGATCACCCCGGGCATCAAAACCATCACAACGCACCGGAGCATCTGGATGAAGCTCAGCCGCGGCGATGAGTGCCGCAAACTCCGTCTTGGCGCTTCCCTTCCTCAGACTGATAGCAGCACGTTTGAACCTGCGTCGCCCAGGCTGTTGGCTGTCTTTGGGGTACACCTCGTACATCCGATAGACCAGAGCTCGCTTCTCCTGGTCAAGCGTCACCGGCTCCCCGCGCAGATCGCCAGGACCATGAACAAGATTTTCCTCAATCCAGGCACACACTTGAGCACCCAGACTACGGGAAAACGATTTTGTCCTTGGGAACCATACAAAACAGTCATTGATCCAGTACTCCTCGTGGATCGACAGCCACGTCGATCACGCCAGTCTTGCACGCTTGGCTCGATTGTGCTCATGCCGGTCCCTAGCCTCGTCGGTCTGCGCTA